GAACGTGAGCGAGTGGCGCGACAAAAGCGGAAACGCAAACCACGCGGTGCCGTCTAGTGCGTCACTGCGGCCGTCGTTAGTTTTGTCGGATTTCCAGGCAAGGCCGTGCATCAGGTTCGTTCGCAACAACGACCTGACGACACTCAACAGCATAGGGATCAGCGGGAATCAGAATCGGGGGATGTTTGTTGTCTCTCGCAGGCGCAGTGTTACGGCAAACCCTGCAAACGAGGGACTTATGGCGTTTTTCGGCACCCCGAGCAACTCCCCAACCGGCGGCAGGGGGTTTGGCATCGACATCCAATCAACGACGCAGTATTGGTATTACTGGTACGACGACATCACATCAACCAGTTATGCCGCTGCCGACTTGATTCACATATGGGGACTGACGCATACAAATGGAGTCGGCGAAGCCTATGCGACGGACAATTTTGTCGCCAACAGAAACGTCACGGCCAACACTACTGACACGCCAGTCCAGATCGGCTGGAGAGGCGGTGCGGGCGCGCAGTTTGGAATGCAATACTCCGACGTGGATATAGCGGAACTTGTGATTCTGGGCGAAACGGTTGGCAAAAAAACGAGGAATGCCATTAATGGGTATTTGGCGTGGAAGTGGGGGCTCGTCGTGAGCTTGCCGTCCTCGCATCCGTTCAAGAACCGCCCACCAGTTATCGGAGATTGAGGCATGCCACTGCGCGTCAGGGCACCGCGAGTCTCGCCCCCGCTCTCGGTCGTGGTGTGGCTGTACGTGTCCGGGGTTGCCCGGAAGGCTGTGTGCTGGGTTCGAGTATCTGGCACGTGGGTTCGCGCGGCGGCGAGGCTCCGGGTGTCGGGGAATTGGAGATGATCCGCTCCCTCCTCCGCACCGTCGGCATCCGCCCCGACCCGGGCCTCGTCGGCAGTCAGCCGCGGTCACCGCGGTGGCCGACGGTCCGCGCTGCCCACCTTCGGGCGCATCCGACCTGCGCCGCGTGCGGTGCCCGCGACGAGCTCGAGGTTCACCACGTCGTGCCGTACCACGTCGATCCATCGCGCGAGCTTGATCCGACCAACCTGCTCACGCTCTGCGCGGCACCGTGTCACCTCGTGCATGGCCACCTGATGAGCTGGAAGCGCTGGAACGCGTCTGTGGTGACCGATGCCGCGGCGTACCTCGCCCGGCTGGTCGCCGCGAAAACCCGGGGTTGACGGTTGTCGTCCGATCGACAACCCTTGTGGGCACGGAGGTGAACGGATGCCCACGATCCCCCAGGTCCACGACCTGGCCCTGGCCCGCCACTCGGCCCACTGCGGCGAGCATGCCGCGGGCCTGCGGGCCTGTCAGCGGCTCCTCTCGCGAGGCCTGCCGCCGTTGGTCGAGGCCGAGGTCCGGGCGGCGCGGACCTGGTACGTGCCCTCCCTCGACGACCTGCTGCCAGGCGGCGTCATCCGCCAGCGCATCACCTGCCGGCCGTTCCGCCCGGGCTGGACGCTCTTCAACCCGTCGATGCTGTCGCTGCCCGACGGAACGGTGCTGCTGCTCGTCCGCTCCAGCAACTACCGGATAGCGGCCGACGGGTGCTACGTGTTCCCGGCTGAGGATCAGGACGACGGCGGGCCGTGGGTCCGCACCGGCTACGTGCTCACGCGGATCGACCCCCGCAGTCTGCGCCAAGTCGATCGGCCGGTGCCCCTGCTCGGGCCGGACTACCCGACGAGCGGGATGCGGATCACCGGCGTGGAGGATCTGCGGCTGCGGTGGCGGTTCAATCGTGTCGCCGTCAGCGGCACGTGCCTGAACGCGGCAAGCCACCCCGACGGGCTCGCGCGGATCGCCACGGCCACGCTCGACGGCGCGTGCCTTCGCAACTTTGAACTGCTCGACGAGCCGTTCCCGGGCCGCAACGAAAAAAACTGGGTGCCGATCGAAGGCCCGAAGGTGACCTGGGGCCGCTGGCTCTATTCAGCGTGGGAGGACGGCCACGTCGCCACGGTCCAGCGATCGTTTGGGTGGCAGGTCACCAAGCGCGCCGCCTCGCCCTGGTCTCTGCGGCACCTCCGTGGCCGGTCGCAGCTGGTGAAGGTCGGACCGGAGTCGTGGCTCGGGATCTTCGGCGAGGCGACCGACGACGGCCGCCGCATGTACGACCACCGTTTCGTGTGGTTTGGCGGCGATGAGCTCCAGCCCGTGGCGTGGTCGCCCCCGTTCCGGTTCGGCCCCCTCCGCGGCGTCGAGTTCTGCGCTGGGCTCGTCCTGGCCGGCGAGCAGCTCGTGGCCAGCTACGGCCTCCGCGACGAGGAAGCGTGGCTGGCGCAGATGCCGATGGCGGCCGTGCAGAACCTAATGGAGGAGATCCCGTGAGCGTGCGAATCGTGACGGGCTACGTGCGGCTCGATGCCCACCGGTCGCACGCCGACTACGTCGCCCTCGGGGGCCGGCTGCTGTCGCTGCCGTTCCCCATGACGGTGTTCACCGACCAGGCCGACGAGTTCCCGCAGCACGTGAACCACGAGTTCCTGCCGGCGGGCAAGTTGTGGTTGGAGGAGTATGCCGCCGGCCGTGACGTGACGATCCCGGCGACGGACAACCCGACGAAAGACACGCTGCAGTACCACTGCGTCCAGCACCAGAAAACGGCGTGGCTGGCCCGGGCGGCGGAGGCGCATCCCGACGACGTGCTCGTGTGGCTCGACCTCGGGATCCTCCACGTGCCCGGCATCACGCTGGCGGGGATTTCGCGGGCGGTCGGCCTGGCGGAGGGGCTGCGCCGCGACCGGATCCGCATGGCGAGCATCTGGGGACCACCGGTGTGGGGCGGCGTCCCGTGGGACAGGGTCAACTGGTGGTGTGCCGGCGGGCTGGTCGTCTGCCCGGCACCGCTCGCCGCGGAGTGGCACGAACAGGTGTCACGTGCTGCCCACGCGCTGTTTGCCACGATGGGATGCGTCTCCTTCGAGGTGAACACGTGGGCCGCGGTGTGGGCCGCCTTTCCTGATCGCTTCGACCACTACCCCTGCGACCACAACGCCACCCTCCTGGACATCGCATGAAGTCGCTGATCGTCACCGGGTTCGTGCCCGACGCGTTCCCGGCCCGGCACCTGTCGCAGGAGCAGTTCCGCGCCCTCGGGGAGCGGTTGCGGGCGGCGCTCGGCGGCAAGCTGCGAGCGTTCGAGACGCCGTTTCGCGACTGCTGGGCGGCACGCGACATCCTCCGCGACGACTACGGCAACGAGCGGGCCGACCTCCTCCCCTCGTGCGCGAATCCGCCGGCCGACCGGTTCTCCACGCCGCAGGACATGGTCAGGAGCAACGTCGTCCTCCTCCAGCGGTTCGCCTGGCTATGGAGCGCCTTCACCGAGCGGCAGGACATTGAGGTGCTGGCGTGGGTGGAGTGGTCGGCACTCAAGCAAAGCGGCGTCACCGAGGCGGTGCTCCAGCGGTTCGCGGTCGACCTCGAGCGGCTCCCACCGTTCCACGGCGTGTGCGCCCCGGGGTGCTGGCCTCTCTGTCCCATCGACGACTCGGTGGCCCACTGGCGGTTCGTGGGGTCGTGTTTCGTCGTCCACCGCGACTACGTGCCGCTCCTGTTTCGTGCCGTTCGCGGCGTGGCGACGACGCGGGCCGAGGTCACAAAACGTGTCTCCTGGGACATGAATACGCTCGCGTTCGTCGAGCTGCTGAACGTGATCCCGTTCCGGTGGTACAAGGCCAATCACGACGAGACGCAGTTCCTGAACTACGCGGGGGCGGTGCTGTCGAACGCTGGGCTGTCGGAGGACACGATCCCGAAGGCGGCGTCCAGGCCGAACTGGTTCCGTGGCGTGACGGGGGCCGCGTCGTGATCCATCGCCACCAAGGGGGCCGCGTCGTGATCCATCGCCACCAAACGGTCACCGTGCCGGCCGGGTGGGACGTGGTGACCATCCCCACGGCCCCGGTGTCGGTAATCGTGCCCTCGTTCGGGCCGCCGGGCAGCCACTACGCCGCGTTCGTGCCACGGTGGTGGGAGGCGATCCGCCGCATGTCGCCGCAGCCGGCGGAGGTCGTCGTTGTCCACACCGACCCCGAGCCGCTGGGGATCCTCGCGGCGGCGCCGGCCGGTATGGCGGTCCGCAGTGTGGTTGTCCCCGGCGGCACCTCGATGGCGGAGATGGTCAACGCCGGCGTCCGCGCCGCCTCGCAGCCTTGGTGCTGCGGCGTCGGCGTCGATGACATGCTGACGCCGGACGCGTTTGTCTACCTCGAACGGGCGGACGATCTCCATGCCGAAATCATGCTTTGGAATCACGCGGAGGAGAACGGCACCGTGCGGGAGGGGTCGTGGCGACCGTACCGCCTGCTGCGCGAGAACACCGTCCACGGATCCTGTCCGTTCACTGTCGGGCTATGGCGAGCCGTCGGCGGGTTTCCTGACGTTGCCTGGAGTGATTGGGGATTCTGGCTTCGCTGCGCCGCCTACGGGGCGCGCGCCTGGAAGACGCACCACGTCGGAGTGGTGTGGGACACCGGCGAGGGCCGGCCGACGATGACGAGCCAGGCCAACGACCAAGCGGTGGCCGAAGCGCGGCGGCAGGAGATCCACGAACTGATCCGGGGGCTCATCGGATGAGGATCGGCATCTACGCGATCGCGAAGAACGAGGCCGCGAACGTGGCAAGGTGGGCGGCGTCGTGTGCCGAGGCCGACGTGCGCGTGGTCACCGACACCGGCTCCACTGACGGCACCCCCGAGCGGCTCATGGAGGCCGGGGTCGACGTGCGCCACGGGGCCCCCGTGCCCTGGCGGTGGGACGACGCCCACACGCTGTCGCTCATGCACCTCCCGGCCGATGTCGACGTGGCCATCCGCCTGGACCTCGATGAGGCCCTGGCCCCCGGCTGGCGCGAGGTGGTCGAGCGGGAGTGGGCGGCCGGCTGCACCCGACTCCGCTGCCGCTATGAGTGGCAGCCGGGCGAGGTGATCTGGTGCGAGCGGATCCACGCCCGGAGCGGGTTCCGGTGGCGGACCGCTACCCACGAGTGGCTCTGCGCGTGGGACGGCTCGCCGCAGCTGGAGCGGTCGGCCCCCGAGGTGCTGTTCGTCCAGCGGCGGCAGGATGGCAAGGTTCACCGGTCGGACCTCGAGCTGCTGGAGGCGGCGGCCCGCGAGGATCCGCGCGACGCCCGGACGTTGTGGTATCTGGCCCGGGAGCTGGGGTTCGCGGGCAAGCCGGCGGAGGAGCAGGCGGCGGCCTGGGACCGCTACCTCGCCACCCCGGGTGGCACGGCCCACGAGCACGCTTTCGCCTGGCGGGCGCTGGCCGACCTGCGCCCGGCGCAGGCCCGCCGCTACCTGCTCATGGCGACGTGCGACGCCCCCGAGGAGCCGGAGGCCTACCTGCGGCTGGCCGCCGACTGCCAGGCGAAGGGCGACCCTGCCGGGGCCCTGTACTGGTCCAGGTTTGCCTGCCAGTGCCCCCCCGGCAACGAGAACCACGCGAGCGAGCACGTGGCCTACACCGCGGCGCCGTGCGAGGTGGCCGTGCAGGCGGCGATCCAGCTCGGCCGGATCACGGAGGCGGTCCACTGGGGCCGCCTCGGGATGGAGCGGGCCCCGGAACACGCCGTGCTCGCCGAAATCGTCGCCGACCTGACCTCCCCGACCGCTGGCCCGAGGTGCTGACATGCCCGCCGAGCAACCGACCGTCCGGCCCGAGTACGTGATTGCCGACGCGATCGCCGCGGCGATCAACGCGGCCACCTTCACCGGGGCGATCACCTCCGTGCCGGCCGTGGTCGACGAGGCCCCGGACTTCGAGAACCTCGACGACCCGACCAAGTACGCCGCCGCGGTGAAGATCATCCCCGCCCCGGAGCTCGAGCTCACGTTCTCTGAGACGCGCGGTGGCGACCTGCACGAGCTCGACGTGGCCCTGGTGCTGACCAAGCGGTTGGCCAACGTGGCCGAGCGGCGGGCGATGGTTGACCTGCGGTGGCAGATCCAGGACCGGCTCCGTGCCGACCGCGATGCCGTGGGGTCGCTCCTGGTGGGCGTGCCCACGTGGTGGGATCTGCGGACAGTGCAGGTGTCGCAGACCTTCGACCGCGAGGGGATGCGGGGGCCCAACGTGTTCCAGGCGGCAATGCTGCTCCGGTTCTCGGCCGTGCTGTCGAGGTGACCCATGCGGGCTCTGCCGAGGATCCCCGGGGTCCGCTCGCCCCGGGCGTTCGGCGCGTTCAAGGCCTCGTCCGGCGGCGTGCGGGTGATGCTCAAGACGAGCATGTTCTTCGACCGCCAGGCGGTGAAGGACGCGACCCGGCACATGAACTACTGGGGACTGTACAAGGCCGCGGGGATCGTGCGCCGGTACGCCATGAGGTCGATCAAGCAGCGCGGCCACGCGCGGCCGCCGTCGAAGATCGAGCAGCTCAACCACGAGGTCCCGCTCCGCGAGTTGGTTCACGCCCCCGGCCTGCCGCCGAGAACCAGGGGGATGTTGGTGCGAAAGCTCCGCGAGATCCGCACCCGCCCTCCGTCGGCCCCCGGCACGCCGCCGCACACGCACGTGCCGTTCTCGCTCATGGTCGGGCTCAAGCGGAACATCCAGTTCGGCTGGGACTCCGCCACTCAGTCAGCCGTGGTGGGGCCGTCGCGGAAGGGCAAGCGGTGGATGATCCCCGCGATCCACGAGCACGGGATGCCGGTGCGACTGCGGCAGTACATGTGGCACCAGCCCGGGAGAGTGCCGCTGGTGAAGTGGTTCGACGAGGTCGAGGAGCCGCGGAAGAGCGGCTGGGTGCCGACCAAGCGCGTGCGGCTGCGGCGCTACCCGAAGCGGCAGTACCTGTTCCCTGCCCTCAAGAAGGCCCGTGACGCCGGCAAGATCGCCGAGGCGTTCCGCGATTCGTTCGGCCGGCCGGGGGGCGGTGGACCCGCCGGCGGGTGACGGGGTTTGGGCCGCGGGGGAGTAAACTGAACGTCTCTGCACCACTGCACAGACGTTCCCCGTCGGAGCACCCCCGATGCCAGCCCGCACGTTCAAGCTCGGCCGTAACCAGGTCTTCGCGTGCAACGGCCTGTCGAACGACGACATCAAGGACGTGACGATCACCGAGGAGACGAGCAACGAGGGCAACGTCACCACGCGTGGCTCGGACGCGGACGAGGAGTTCGTCCCGATCCACAGGAACACGAGCTTCGAGGTGGTCGCCCTGCACCATGCCCTGGCGATGCACGCCGCGGTGCTCGTGTCGGTCTACCCGAAGACGGGCTACACCGGCACGTCGCGGACCGGGATCTACTACGTCAACTCGATTTCCGAGCCGCAGCCGTTCGGCGATGTGATCGCGCACACCATCCGGTTCCACCGCACCGTGGGCAACTGACGCACGGGGGGACGCCGTGCCGCGAACGCTCGAACTCAGGCTTGGTCGCAACTGCTCGCTGATCGTGGACGGCACGCTGCTCCAGAGCGTGACCGACGCGCTCCTGCGGGTTCGAACCACGACGCAGGAGGCCACCGGCGGGGGCAGCACCGCATCGGCCGAGATCGTCGTGCGGCGCGACCTGTCGATCGACTTCACGCTGCTGGACTGGGCGGAGGCTCAGTTCATGGACAGCAAGGTCGCCGCGAGCCCGGGGGCGGACCCGATTGTCGAGGTGCACGTGGCCAACGGGCACCTGTCGCGTGTGTTCCTGGCGAAGGTCCACGACGTGGACGAAGGGCAAGGTGTCGGCGAGGTGGTGAGCAGCCGGTGGGAGCTGCGGCAGTGGGGCCAGAGGGTCACGGCGTGAAACCGTTCAAAGACAAGCTCGGACGCGAATGGCAGCTAGACATGTCGTTCGACCTGTGGATGACGATCAAGCGCGAGGCCGGCGTCGACCTGCTTGACGTGGCGATGCCTGACGGCCAGTCGCTAGCCAAGTTGCTCGACCCTGGAACGTTCGGCGTGGTGATCTGGCTCTACGTCGCCGAGCAGGCGGCCGCCAAGGGGGTCGACCGCACGGATTTCTGGCGGGCCCTCGACGGGCTGGCGATTTATTCCGCCAACGAGGCGATGGCGGCAGACATGGCGGATTTTTCCCGGAACCCGTGGTTCACGGCCCTGCGGGTGGGGATTCAGGAGGCGGCCGTGGAAATCAGGGCGAAACAGGCGGAGATGGAGGCTCCGGACAGCGTGGCGCGGCAGGTGATGCGCGCGGCCCTGTCCACCCCTGGCGCCACGCCTGCGAGCTCGCCGGAATCGTCGGCGGAACCCCGTTCCAGTGGCGACGGCTCCGCGAGCTCCAGTGGGCCGCCGAGGCCCGGCAACGAGACCAGTGGAACCGCTGCAGCCTGATCGTGGCGGCGATCTACGAGCAGGGGCGGCACCACACCACCCGGGAGCGACCGTTCGACTGGCGTGAGTTCCATCCAATGGAGGCGGCGGCGTTCGCCCGCTCGCTGGAGGACGCGATCCCCGAGGCCACCGAGGCCGACCTGGACAGGATCTTCTCATGAGCGTTGTGGGTGGGATTCGCGCGGGCCTGGCGTTCGTGGAGCTGAAGGCCCACGACACCGAGTTCCAGGCGGCCATGCTCCGGTTCCAGGAGCGCATGGTCGGCGTCGGATCTGGCATGCGGCGGCTGGCCACGCAGGTCGGCGTGGCCTCGGCGGCGCTCGGCGTGCCGATGGTGGCCGGGATCCGCGCGGCCCAGGGGTTCGACGACGCGATCCGCGGCGTGGCGGCGGCGGTGAGCGACATCTCGCCGGAGCAGCTCGAGGCTGTGCGGAAGGAGTCGCTGCGGCTGGCGGGCGAGCTCGGCGTAGCCCCGGAGAAGATCGCGGAGCAGTTCCTCAACCTGGCGAAGGCCGGCGTCAGCGTGGACGACGCCCTCGGCGGGGCGGCGAAGACGGCGGCGATGTTCGCCGAGGTTGGACGGATGGAGGGCGGGCAGGCGGCCGAGCTGCTGGCCGACGCGATGAACGTCTTCGGCACATCGGCGAAAAAGGCCGGGGATGCAATTGTTGGGGCCGCCAACGCGTCCAGCGTCGACATCCCTCAGATGGCCATGGCGTTCTCGATGGCTGGAGCGGTGGCCGGCGAGGCCGGGCAGTCGATCGAGGACACGAGCGCCGCCCTGGCGATCCTCGGCAAGGGGATGCTCAAGGGCAGTGACGCCGGCACGTCGCTGAAGACGATGCTCTTGCGGCTGACGGCACCGCTGTCGGAAACGAAGGTGGCGATGGCGGAGATCGGGCTCAACGCCCGGTCGTTCGTCGATGCCGCCAACAAGCCGCTGCGCCTGCCCGAGATCATCGGCATCCTCAACAAGCGGCTCGGCAAGCTCGACGACGTGGCCCGCCGCGACGTGCTCAACAGGATCTTCGGATCCGACGCCATCCGTGCGGCTTTGCTCCTGAGCAAGGCCGGCTCCGAGGGCTTCGACAAGATGCTCGGCGACATGGGCAAGGCTCGGCCGCTGGCCGAGCAGTTCCAGTACCTCATGGGGGGCGTGACCGGGTTTTTCTCGGCGCTGGACGCCGGGGCAAAAATCATGTCGGTGTCGTTCAACACAAGCCTCGGCCCGGCGCTGTCGTACGTCGGGCGCGGGTTCATTTGGGTCAGCGAGAAGGTGGCCTGGATGCTCGACAACGTGCCCGGTCTTGGGCCGGTGGTGGGCTCGCTGGCCGGTGGCCTCGGGGTATTGTCAGGCGCGCTCTTCGGTGTGGCCACGGCAACGGCGGTGGTGAACTTCACGATGAAGAACCTGCCGTTCAAGGCCGTGACGCGAGGGGCGGCCATGGCCGCCGGTGCGTTCGGCTACCTCGGAAAGGCCGCCGGCCTGCTGCGATTGGCGATGACGGCCATCCCCGGCGTGGGCTGGGTCGCCGGGATCGCCACGGCGTTGACCGCCGCTGGGGCGGCCTACTACTGGTTCACCTCGAAGAAGAAGAAGAACCCCGCTCCGCAGGTGGCCGCCGGGGGCGATGCCGCGGCGATGCCCGCCCCTGCGGAGCTGCAGGCCGCGATGGCTGCGGCGGCCCCCGTGCGCGGCCGGGCGGCAGCCCGGCCGATCCTCGGCCCCGGCGAGCAGACCATGTTGAGCACGCGGCGGATGGAGTCGTTGCTCCAGGAGCTCGTCGACATTTCGCGGGGCCAGCGCCCCGCCTGGGGGTGACGCATGCCACGGATTCCAGAGGTCATCGAGTTCGGCGACAGCGGCTCGGGCAACCTGGTCGTCAACCCCGACGGCAGCCAGAGCCGCAGCGTGATTCTCAAGTGGCTCGTGTCCGGGATGTCGGGCTACGACGCCGCGGAGGCCAAGGGCAAGCAGCTGGCTCCGCTGATCCTCAACGGACACCGCCGCGTCCGCTGCGAGCCGCAGGTGATCGGCGGCGGGTGGTATCAGATCACCGCCGAGTACGCCAACGGTTCGATCGTCGTCGATCCGACGGACGGCTGCCTCGGTCTGTTCGGTTCGTGGGGCTTCGATTTCGAGAGCGGCACGGAACACATCACCCAGGCGTGGTCAGACTCGCTGCCTGACACGCCCGCGCAAAACACGATCGTCAACCCCAACGCTTACGTGCTGGCGTTCATCGCCGGCAACACCGACCCCGAAGGTCGGCCGGCGACGGTGCCGATCGGCGAGGAAACCAACGGGGTGTTCGTGCCGGACTACCGCGGCGCCATCGGCGTCGACATGGACCAGGTGAAGGGCGCCGACATCCCCACCACGTCGCTGTCGTGGAACGAGACGTGGCACTTTCCGGCGAAGCTGCTCACGGAGCCGAGGCCGCCGCTCAAACGGCTGGGGATGCCCGACGCGACGGGCCAGCGTGACGAGATCACGATCGAACAGCCGCCCCTGCTCGACGTGTTCACCGCGTGCACCGCGAAGGTGAACAAGACGAAGTTCCGCGGCTTCGACGTGGGCGAAGTGCTCATGGGGCCACCGCGCAGCCCGCAGATCCACGCCGGCTCGTCGATGGCCTCGGTGACGTTTCATTTCTCGCGGCGGAAGAATCGCACGAACTTCTTCGTCGGGGACATCGGGGTGTCGCTGTGCTGCGGGTGGGATCACCTCGACATCCACTACGAGACGCAAAGCGAGGCGGCCGGGGTGGTGAAGAAACCGCGCGTGGTCTACGTGGTGCGGACGATCGAGCGCGTCGACTTCGCGCAGCTCGGCATCGGCGACGCGTTCCCGACCTACTGGCTCGGGGAGGATGGGATCGGCCACCAGTTCGACAAGTTCCTCGGCGAGGTGGCGTGATGGACCCGTTTCGGCGCGTCCGGCCCGGGGAGGCGGTGCGGATTTCCGCGACCGCCTGGAACGCGCTCATGGACATGGTGCGGCCGACGCGCGGCGAGTCGGCGTCCACGGTCGAGCAGTCGCGGTTGCCGGCCCAGGTGGCGTGCCTGGCGGGGTACACCGCCGGCATCCGCCGGCCGCTGATCGGCGAGGCGGTGCAGCTGGTGGCCCTGTCGGGCGACGACGGCGCCGCGGCGACGGTGCCGCTGGTGGCCGGCCTGACCCTCAGCGCCGTCGAGCGGCGGCTCGGGGCGGGCTACCGCGTGAAGTTCCGCCTGCTCGACCCGCAGACCGCCGGGGCGGCCGCCGACGACCCGGTGGCGATCTGCACCGACCCCGAGCGGTTGATGTTCGCCGTCGCTGGCCTGGCGTGGGTGCGGGTGCGGTCGCTCCGCCCGTGGCACCGGTTCGCGCGGCGTTGCCTGCCGCACCCGGGCGACGGCCTCGTCGAGCTGGCCGATTCGGTCGGCTGCCTCGATTCCTGCGGCTGGGGGCCGGTGGCCATCCTCGGCTGGGCCCGGGCGGAGTTTGACCCGCAGGCCCCCTACGAGCAGCTGTCGCCGGTGCCGGGCGAACCCGGCATCTACTGGGCCCTCGTCCGCATGTGAGGTGCTCCCGTGTGGTCGGCGCCCCAGGACAGCGGCTACCCGCGCGACCAGGTGACGCTGCGCGCCGGGCGCTTCGCGCGGCTGTTCGCCTGGCAGCCCGTGGCCGAGCTGGAGCCGGTGACGGCCTCCCGACGGAAGCTGGCGACCCCCGCCGCCGGGCTCACCCTGTTCTCCCTGGCAGGCCTGCCGACGACGATCCACCTGCCGGGCGGCGTGTCGGTGGATCTGGCCTACGAGGCGGTGCCGGCGGCCTACACGCTGTCTGCGACCCTCGGCGTGGGGTGGCTCGATTCCTGCCTGGCGCTGCGCGTGGTCCAGGGGGGCGAGGTGCTGGCGGTGGGGCGGATGCAGCGCCCGTCGATCTACGTGCCGGCCCTGCGGCTGGCGGCTGGGTGGTTCGTTGACGACCAGGGCGAGCTGCGGGTCTACGCCCACGCGGGGCTCACCAGCACGGCCAGCCCGCCGACGCTGGAGGTGTCGCCGCAGGTCACGCTGGCCGACGCGGAGCAGCGGCTCCGCAGCCCGTTCGGTGCCGGCGTGTCGCTCGTGGCGGCCCCCTCGGCGGCCGACCCCATCGGCTTGGTGACGGTCGACTTCCCGGGCGGGGCGGGGCCGGCAGAGGCGTGGTTCGCCCACGAGCGGCCACTGGAGCACACCATTCCGCTCCTCCCCGACTCCGTGGCGATCACGGCCCGGGAACGCGACCGCATCGCGTGGGGGCGGCACCGGGCTGGGGTGGCCCTGGCGCCGCTGGCATGGTCGCTCGGCGAGCTCGAGGTCGAGGGGCACCCGGAGTGGTCGCTCGTGCCCGGACGTTGGGTGTACCACGCCGGGGCGTCGCGGCTGTGGGACCGGGGGCAGGCCGCGGCGGTCGTGCCGGTGGACGCCACTCGCGCCAACCTGATAGCCGATCCGGCCGATTTGCAACGTCTGTCGGCATGGATTGGGCGGTTCGAGGCGAGCGCGTGGGACACCGGGACCCTGGAGCTCACGGCCGAAATGGGCGGCTGGAACGAGTGGCGGCCGACGACCTGGTCGGCGGCTGGCACGTTCCTCTGGGTGGCGATCGAGCGGGTCGACGCCACGAACCTCGGCGGGATCGCCAACCAGGCGGACGCGGTCAAGGTGACGCGGTTTGTCCTCCGGTGGGCGGCTATCGCCAAGCCCGACCCGCCGACCAACGCCTTCGGGCTGGCGATCCCGTGGAACACCTCCACCGGCGCGGTGATCCTCTCGGAGGCCGACGGTTTGGCACTGCTGGCCGGCGACGAGGTGACGCTGTCGGGCAGCTACCTCGACGGCAGCTACCCGACGCGTCAGACGGTGGCGATCGGCGGCACGCTCCGGCTCCAGGCGGCCGGGTGAACGCCGTCGAGCATGGCGAGGATCCGGTCGGTGGCATCAGCCACGGCCGCCTCGGTGGGCGGCACCAACCATTCGTAGGCGGCACCGGTCGGGTGGACCGACGGCGGCAGGACGGACTGCGCCGGCCGCCACCCGATCCGCACCTCGGCGCCGGCGACGGTCCGCCACGCCGTTTCCGGCACTGCCGGGTGCCAGACGAACAGGCGGTGCTCGCCCCGTGACGACCGCCAGATGGGCGTGTGGATCTGGTCGAGGCCGAAGGCCCGGACGGTCTCCAAGCCCTCCGGGGTGTCGGTCTCGATGTCGATGATCCCCGTGGCCGGCCCGAGCAGGAGGCCGACGTTGGCCCCGGCCCGCAGCCAGGCGGCGACGGTGTCGAGGTCGTCAGTCGCCAGCGCCGGCCACTGGGCGCCGAGCGGGCGCTTTTCGCGTCGCGCGAGGCGAACGAACCGGGCCCCGCCGGCGGCGAGGGCGTGCAGCTGAGGATCCATGGTGGGCTCCGTTGGTGGTGGTGGGGCGTCCGCCCGGCCCAAGCCGGGGGATTTCTCCGCGGGCCCACGCTTCGGCGTCGGACCGCAGCACGAACCGGTGGCCGTCGATGGCGGCCGACCGCAGTCGGCCGGCGGCGATCAGCACCTTGACCCGCGCGAGGTTCACGCCGGCGATCGTTGCGGCGGTGGTGGGGCGGATGTAGTCGTCGGTGTTGATGATGGGGGTCATGCAGGCTCCTGGGCCAGTCGCTCCAGCCTGGCTTTGACGGCCGACCGTGCGTCTCGGATGTTCCGTTTGGGTGTCGGCAGCAGTGCCGCATGGGCGTACCAAAATCCGTCGCGGCGAGTGAACGTCACCGCCACGCGGTGGCGGCCGCCGAAGTGGATGACTCGCGTGTTTTCGTTGCCAATCAGCGTCGTCGTCATGGTTCGTCTCCTTCTTCCTCGTGTCATGCCCGCCGGCACCGTGCCGGCGGGCGGGGGTCGTCAGCCGGCCATCACAAACAGGCAATCGCTCGAAGTGTTTGGCCGAGTGACGACCGTGAGGCCGGCAGACTCGATCGCCAGACGCACCGAATGAACGTCGTTGATCGTTCCGCACAGAACCGCGACGACGCGTCCGTTGTGCTGCGAGGTGCTGTAGCCGCTGGAGTTGAACTCGCCGCGGCCATAGTTCCGAGCAACAAATCCGGCGGAGCGAAGGATTCCGGTTACCACTTGGTGCTTCAGGCGTGCCATCGTCGTCTCCCTGTTTCGTGTCCCGCGGTCCCGTCCGCGTCATGCCACTACTGTAGCCTATCGGCTACCGTAGGGCAAGGCCTTGATTCGGATTTCCGGAGACCCCTGGTTTCCCCGGGCAAAACCGCGGTCCGGCTGGGGTTGTCGGTTGTGGCCGAATCGACAACACTGGAAGCGCGTTCACTCCCCCGGGGTGGCCCATGCCGCGGAAGCGCCCAGACCGTCCGCCGCGGCCGCAGTTCTTCCCCGTCGGGCTCGACGAAGGGCTGCTCGAAAACGAGGACGACGACGAGACGTTGATCGAGTTCGGACGCGGCACGAAGCCGCCCCGCCCCGCGACACCCGCACGGAGGACCGCGTGCCCAAAGCCGCCGCCAAAGCGCCGCCGCCGCCGTCGATGATCGATGAGGTGTTCGCCACGGCCGAGCGGATCCGCCGCGGCCCCGGTAACTGGTTCGACAAGCTCGCGCCCGAGGTGCGGGCCGAGCTCGTCGCCATGCGACAGCGGTTCCACGCCGAGCAGGCCGAGCGACGGATCACGCGATCTGCGTTCGCCAAGGCCCTCTGCCAGACGTTGACCAGCCGCGGCCTCGTGACCATCCAGTGGCCGGAGGTCGAGAAATGGCTGCTCGCCGGTCGCTGACCGCTGACGTGGAGCAGGGCCTCGACCAGGCCGAGCGGCTGCGCGCCGATGCGGAGATTGCCCGACTACGGGCTCGCCTGTCGGCCACCGAGGGGCGATACAAGGCCGCCCTGCACGAGGCGGACCGCCAGCGCGAGCGGGCCGACGCAATGGCCGGGCTCGCCGGCGTGAAGGCCAAGGCGATGCCGCGGAAGGTTCGGCCGGCCCGGGCCAACTCCGCGACCGCCGTCGTGGTGCTGTCCGACTGGCACGTCGAGGAGACGGTCACCGCCGAGCAGACCAGCGGCCTGAACCGGTTCGACCTCGAGGTGGCGGACCGGCGGATCGCCGAGCTGGCGAAACGCCTGGGCGTACTGATTGAGCACGAGCGGCAGCTAGCGAAGATCGACCGGATCGTGGTGGCGGCGCTCGGTGACTTCATCTCGGGCCACATCCACGAGGAACTGGTCGAGACCTGTTCGCTGGCACCGATGGCAGCCGCCCGGTGGGCGAGCGCCCGGCTCCGCGGCATGGTCGACATGGTGGCCGACCTGGCCCGCGAGGTGATCGTCGTCACCCAGCCGGGCAACCACGGCCGCAGCAACCACGGCAAACCGCGGAAGGCCACCGAACACGAACACTCGTTCGAGCAGAACGCCTACCTCATCATGGCCGCGCAGGAGTCGCGGCCCAACGTGCAGTGGCAGGTGGCCGAGGGCTACCTCCACTACCTGGACCTGGACGGGTTCACGATCCGCAGCCACCACGGCCACGAGCTCCGCTACCAGGGCGGCGTGGGCGGGATCACGATCCCGGTCAACAAGGCCATCGCCGCGTGGAACCGCAGCCGGCCGGCCCATCTGGACCTGTTTGGGCACTGGCACCAGTGGGGATGGATCCGGGGGCGGTACGTCAGCAACGGCAGCCTGATCGGCCTGAACGCCTTCGCCCTGCGGATCAAGGCCGAGTACGAGCCGCCCTGCCAGAGCCTGGTGGTGATCGACCACGGCCGCCGCGAGGTGACGCGGGCGATGCCGGTTTTCTGTGATGGGGATCTGCGCGATGGAGGTGACGCGTGCTGAGCAGCGAGGAAATCGCGGAGATCAATCGCCGCATCCAGCGTGCCGGATCGGCGAACTCCTGGACGGGCACGAGCGGAACAATCGCGGCCGACGCCAGGCGGTTGGTGAATCACATCAAGGAGATTTCGGACATGAGCGCACCATCAGCGCAGCCCGGTACCACCGCGAAGTTCGGCACCGGTGCCGTTCGGAGCAACGAGGTCGAGGATCTGCGGTACGACCTGATCACGCCGATCGGCCTGCGCGAGGTGGCCCGCGCCTATGCCGAAGGGTCGGGGAAGTACGGAGACTTCAATTGGGAGAAGGGCATGCCCGTGCATGACCTGCTCAACCATGCGATCGCTCACATCTATCGGTTCCTGGAAGGCGACCGCAGCGAGCCACACCTTGGGCACGCCGCGTGGAACGTGCTCGCGGCGATCCACTCTTACGAGCTGTGGCCGCATCTCAACAAAGGCACGCTCCGCTGGCCTGATTGCACCCCGCCGGCCGCTGAACCTGTGTCCACCACCGTCGGGTAAACTGGTTCCATGGACGTGCTGCACACCCTCTTCCGTGGCGGCGCCGGGCGGCGTGAGCACCTGCTGCCACCGGCCTCGGGCAGGCTCGCGCGGGACCCGCAGACGTTCCATCGTGCCGGCGTCGGAGCGATCACCTCGAGGCGGGTGCCGTTGCGTGAGTGGTGGGAGCGTGAGGCGTTCGCCAAGGGGGTGAGCGTGGCCGAGCTGAAGCGGAGGAAGAGAGCATGAAGTTCAGCGGCTCCGTCTCCGCGGCCATGTCGTTTTCGCTCGCCGGCGACCCGGCGGTCGGCACGGAAACCAAGGCGGTCGCGTTCTCCAACGCCACGGCGTTGGGCAACGGCACTGCCGCCAACCAGGCCCAGGTCGGGTGGGGGACGATCGTCGTCGTGCCGGCCGGGCAGACCTACCTCGTCGACCTCCAGGCCGCCGACGGCACCGCGTTCGGGTTTGCCGGCGTGGTCGCGTTTTCGTCCGTGCGCGGGGTGTACATCGAGAACCAGAGCACCGTGGCCGCGCAGCACGTGCTCGTCGGGATCGCCGGCGGGACGGACGCGACGGGTTACGCCGTGCACGTCGAGGGTGGAGGGTCGTTCGTGTGGTCCGCCCCGACCGCCGGCCGAGCGATCACCAACGCCAACCGCTACCTGACCGTGACCAACCCCGGTGCCGTGTCGGTCGCCGTCGCGATCGGCGTGGTCGGCACCGGCACCACCCAGGACAACTGACATGCCGAACACCGCGACCGTGACCGACCTGGAATCCCAGGTGCGTTCGTTCATCTCCTCAGCGAAGGACCAGGCCCGCGGCGGTCTGACCGTCGCTGAGTTCGTCGACCTCGCCGAGCAGCTTCTCAAGCTGGTTGTCGCCGGCCTTGAGCAGATCCAGGCCCCCGGCGCGGACAAGAAGTCGTGGGCCGTGAACGCCGTCGGCCTGCTGTTCGACGCCGTCGCCTCGTCGCTCGTTCCGGTGTGGCTGCTGCCGGTGTGGCCGCTGATCCGCGGCTCGGTGCGGCAGATCGTGACCACGGCCGCCGGCGTGGTGATCGACCGTCTGACCCTGCCTCTCGTGAGGGCCGCCGCATGATCCCGATCCTCCTGGCCGTGGCCGCC